CCTGATTGAATGTCAGGGTGATGCTAAGAAGGCTGCAGAACTTGCAGGGTACAAGAGTCACTACCATCATGTTGTAAAGACTTTAAAGTCTGAGATACTAGAACTCACTCAAGAGATTTTAGCTAACTCAGCTCCTAAAGCAGCTTTTAAGCTTGTAGAGATTATGGATTCTAAGAAACCTATCATTCAAGCAAACAATAAGCTTACAGCAGCACAGACTCTTTTAGATAGAGTAGGTGTAACCAAAGTAGATAAAGTAGATGTAACTCACAACATGAATGCCGGTGGTATTTTTTTAATGCCGGACAAAGCCCCACTAGATATTGAAGATGGAGAGTATGAAGATATTTCTGACTGAGATCGAAGCCTACGGTACAACCTTTGCAGGTCCTAACATCGTAGCTTCCTCTTATGAAAAAGCAGAACTAGCTGCAGCTCAGAATCATTTAGTAGTTGTTGGGGAGCTTGATAGTATATACATTGATGATGAATTAGAAAAAGAACACTTAAACACAATCCCCAAAGAAGACGATAGGACAGTACACTAATGTTATTAGAAAGATTACAACTTAGAAAAGGTGGTAAAGCCAAGTCAAAAGTAAACGCAGCAGGTAACTATACTAAACCCGGAATGCGTAAAAAAATATTTCAAAGAATTAAATCACAAGCTTCACACGGTACTGCAGCCGGTAAATGGTCTGCACGTAAAGCTCAAGCCCTAGCTAAAGCTTATAAGAAAGCTGGTGGAGGGTATAAGTAATGTTAAAAAAATCTCAACAGTCTTTAAAAAACTGGGGTGATCAAGACTGGGGAACTAAGTCCGGTAAGAAGTCTAGTGAAACAGGTGAAAGATATTTACCTAAAAAAGCTAGAGAAGCTTTAAGCGATTCAGAGTATGCAGCTACTACAGCAGCTAAACGTAAAGATAAAGCTGCAGGTAAGCAACATTCAAAGCAACCAAAAAAAATTGCAGATAAAACGAGGAAATTTAGAATGGCTAAAGGTGGTAAAGCAGACGGTAGGTTAAAACGAGCAGGAGTAAGTGGTTACAATAAACCTAAACGTACTCCTAATCATCCTAAAAAATCTCATATTGTTGTAGCTAAATCAGGTAGTACAATTAAAACTATTAGGTTTGGTGAACAAGGAGCTTCAACAGCAGGTAAGCCTAAAGCAGGTGAATCAGCTAAAATGAAAGCTAAACGTAAATCATTTAAAGCAAGACATAGAAAGAACATTGCTAAAGGTGTATTGTCTGCAGCATACTGGGCTAACAAGGTAAAGTGGTAAGATGGGTAAACAAATAGGTAGTGACGAAAAGCCAATAACATTTAGATCACCGATCTACAAAAATACACACGGAAGTAAGGGTGCTAATCCCAGACCCGGATTCTATACTCAAGACTACAGAGATAACTGGGATCGAATATTCGGTAAAAAGAAAACCGAGGAGAACAACAATGACAATGATTAAGAGATGGTTAGAAAAAATAAAAAACTTTCTAGCTCCAAAAAAACAAACAACTAAGAGGAAAACAAATGTTAAAAGAACTACTAGAAAAAAAAGTAAATAGTCTTATTAATACTAATGAACTTACAGACATGCAAGTCTGGGGTGTTATGTGTGGTATAGGCTTTATATTAGCTTTAATAATTATGTGGATAATCTAAATGTTTGTCCCTGATAACTATATCAGAAGAACTTCCTCAACCATACCTTTTGGTTATGAGCTTGATGAAAACTTTGATGGTTATCTAAAACCCGTGGAATCAGACTTGGCTGTGCTTAAGGAAGTGGCTGAGTCTGTTTTTCACCAAGAAATTAGCCTAGGAATAGGTGTTGATTGGCTAGAAGCTGAGACAGGTAAAGGCATGTCAAGACCCGGATTAAAAAAATACGTAGATAAAATATATGGAAGATTGGGAAAAAAATCCTAAAAACTACTTGACAAACCCTGACGGGAGCTATATACTAAAGAAAGACGGTACACCAAAGCGTAAGCCCGGTAGACCTAAGAATTCAGAGCTTTCAGATTTGCAATTAGCAGTAAGAGCTAAAAACAAATTAACTAAAAAGTCTAAGAAAGTTCAAAAGCTAACAAGAAGTTTAGCAAGAGTCAAGAAAGAACTTGACCAAGAAGAAAAAGTTTTAACATCTAATGTTATCACTAAGGAAGAAAGTAAAACACTTCCTGACCAGATACAAAAACATTTAGATACTACAGGTTCTCATGTGGCATTTATGCCTAACGAAGGACCTCAAACTGACTTCTTAGCTGCATCCGAAAAAGATGTTCTTTACGGTGGAGCAGCAGGTGGTGGTAAAAGTTTTGCAATGTTAATAGACCCATTGCGTTACTGTCACATTTCAGAGCACAGAGCTTTGATACTTAGAAGGTCTATGCCAGAACTAAGAGAACTTATAGATAAGTCTCGAGAACTTTATCCTAGAGCCTTTAAAGGTGCTAAGTTTAAAGAAGTAGAAAAGTTATGGCAGTTCCCAAGTGGAGCAAAGATAGAGTTTGGGTTTTTGGAACGTGATGCAGATGTATATCGTTACCAAGGACAAGCGTACAGTTGGATAGGTTTTGATGAGATAACTCACTTACCTACAGAGTTTGGATGGAACTATTTAGCATCAAGGCTAAGAACCACCAACCCTGAGTTAAAAACTTATTTAAGATGTACAGCTAACCCGGGTGGTGTAGGTGCACAATGGGTAAAGAAAAGATACGTAGAACCAGCAGAAGAAAACAAAACTTTTAAAGGTACTGACGGTCTAACAAGAAAGTTTATACCAGCAAGATTACAGGACAATCCTTTTCTTGCTGAAGACGGTGAATACGAAAGGATGTTGCAATCCTTACCAGCCATACAACGTAAACAGTTGTTGGAAGGTAACTGGGATATTTCAGAAGGTGCAGCATTCGCAGAATTTGATACGTCCATACATGTAATACCACCCTTTGACTTACCGTCATGGTGGGAAAGGTTAAAAGGTATTGACTATGGTTACGCTTCTGAAAGTTGTTGTCTCTGGGGTGCAATAGACCCCGAGGATAAGACCCTCATTATATATAGAGAATTATACAGGAAAGGTCTTACCGGTGAAGCACTAGGAGACACTTTGACTCAAATGGAAGAGTCAGAAATAAAATCCATAACTGGTGTGTTAGATACAGCAGCTTGGTCAAGGACTGGTTATACTGGTCCTACCATAGGTGAGTTATTGATTCAAAAGGGTCATAAACTTAGAAGAGCTGATAAGAACCGACAGGCTGGTAAGGTACAGATACATGAGTATCTTAGACCTAGTAGAGATACGGGAAGACCAAAGGTTCAAATCTTTAATAGTTGTCCAAACTTAATTAAAGAGTTACAAGGACTTCCATTATCAAAGAGTAATCCGGAGGATGTGGATACTCATGCTGCTGATCACGCATACGATGCGTTAAGATACATGGTAATGAGTAGACCAAGAATGGATCATCCTCATCAACGAATGCTTAGAATTAAGTCGGATATGTATAGACCCACTGATTCTACATTTGGTTATTAGTAATATATGGAAAAAGAAAACACATTTTTAAACGCTGATAATCTTTATGAAGAAGTAGAGGGTGAAGCTGGTAAAGAACTTGCTCTTGAGATAGAACAAAAAAGTAATCTTGTTGGTATTATTAAATCAAGGTTTACTGTATCTGAAGATGCAAGACGTTCAGATGAATCACGTTGGTTAAGAGCTTACGAAAACTACAGAGGACTTTACAACAAGTCTATTAAATTTAGAGATTCAGAGAAGTCTCGTATTTTTGTTAAGATTACTAAAACAAAAGTACTAGCTGCTTTTGGTCAACTTGTTGATGTAATCTTTGGTACAGGTAAGTTTCCTATTGGTATATCTGAAACTAAACTACCAGAAGGTGAATTAGCTAATGCTCATCTTGATGCTCAAGTAGGTGCACCCGGATTAGAAAGTACAATGGGTGGTGGTGAGTTACCAGATGATATTGGTAATAGAATAGAAAACCCATACGATGTTGGCTATGAAGGTGATGGTAAAGTTCTTAAACCCGGAGCTACATTTAACAAAGGAATCTTTGAAGATAGTCTTGAAGACAAAGTAGAAGATCAAATAGTTGAAGGCTTTAGTCCTATACCCACAGTTTTAGAAATTTCTCCAGCACAAAAAGCTGCAAGGAGAATGGAAAAACTTATCCACGATCAAATAGATGAATCAAAGGGTTCATCAGAAATTAGAAATGCTCTTTTAGAATCTTCTTTACTTGGTACAGGGATTGTAAAAGGACCATTTAATTTTAACAAAAAACTTCATAAATGGGAAACCAGCGAAGACGGTGAAAGAAGTTATAACCCATTAGAAGTTAGAGTTCCACGTATAGAGTTTGTTAGTTGTTGGGATTTTTATCCAGACCCCGGAGCTACAAGCATTGAAGAGTGTGAGTATATAGTTCATCGTCATAAGATGAATAAATCACAACTTAGACAGCTACGTAATATGCCTTACTTTGATGAAGATGCTATTAGACAAGCTATTCAAGACGGAGCTAATTACGAAGAAAAAGATTTTGAGTCTCAACTTAGAGATGATTCAAGAGTTGATGATTACGAAACTAACTTTGAAGTTCTTGAATACTGGGGAATCATGGATGCAGAGTATGCACGTGAAGTAGGAATTGA